ATGCGAAGCTTAGTCTTTTGCGCCAGTATTATGCTAACGGGGTGCGGAACAACAATGGTAGCAACCCAGTGTCCGGCATTTCCTCAACCTCCAAGCTCTCTGATGCAATCGCCGCCTACAATCAACTTGCTTCAGACTGCGCAGCCACAACCCTCCAAACCGTAACACTCCAGCAATGGATAACAGAACAAATGAGCATTAAATGACAGACCAGCAGTTAGCAGAATTAGGAATAGACGCAAAATGGCTTAATCCCCTTAACGCGGCTTTTGAAAAATATGACATCAACACACCTAAGCGTCAAGCAGCGTTTATTGGTCAGTGTTCTGTTGAGTCTAATAATTTCAAAACTCTTGAAGAGAACCTCAATTACTCCGCCGAAGGACTAATGAGGACATGGCCAAGCCGTTTTCCAGATATGGATACTGCCGAAAAATATGCCCACAATCCTGAAAAAATAGCCAATAAAGTTTATGCTGGACGCATGGGCAATACCGAAGAAGGTGATGGTTGGAAATTCCATGGCCGGGGACTAATACAGCTTACGGGTAGGGATAACTATAAAAATTGTGGTCAAGCCATAGCAGAGGATTTAATCAATAATCCAGACCTTTTGGCTCAACCTGAAGGCGCAGCGTTATCGGCGGCTTGGTTTTTTAATAAACACGGCCTAAACCAATTAGCCGATATTGGCGATTTTGTACTCATGAGCAAACGTATCAACGGAGGGGACTTGGGTTTATCCCAAAGAATTGCTAAAATAAACCACGCAATTAATGTGTTGGGATAACTCATGCCGTTACAAAAGCTCCAATTTAGACCCGGATTAAACCGCGAAGGCACAGATTACTCCAACGAAGGCGGTTGGTATGATGGCGATAAGGTCCGTTTTCGCTCTGGATTTCCAGAAAAAATTGGTGGCTGGACTAAATTTAGCAACAATAACTATGTTGGCGTATGCCGAGATCTATGGAACTGGGTAGATTTAAGTTCCAATAATTATATTGGCGTTGGTACCAGCAAAAAATATTACATAGAATCGGGTGGCGCGTATAACGATATTACTCCTATTTATACGACTACTACCCTTTCTGGCACTGCAATATCTACCACAGCCAGCTCCACTACTGTAACAATTACTGATCTTGCTTATAGTCCCAATGTAGGCGATTACCTAATTGTTTCCGGTGGATCATCGGTTGGCGGAGTATTGCTTAGTGGTGAATACACAGTTGCAACCATTGGCACCAATAATACTTATACGGTTATTTCTACAACCACAGCTACATCTACCGCTACGGGAGGTGGATCGCCCATTATTCAATATGAATACCCCATAGGATTGGATGTAGAAACATCAGGAAATGGTTGGGGCGCTGGGGCATGGTCCCCAACTACGCCTGTTAATTTAGGAACAAACCCGTTTGTTACGACTAGCGGTAGCGGAACTGTTGTGGTTTCTCAAGCCGCGCACGGATTTACTGCAACTGGACAATACGTGTCTTTTTATGGCGCAACTTCGCTAACTGGAACTGGCGTGTTTTCCGGAATGATAAATAATACTTTTGCTATTACCACGCTTACTGCCAGCACTTATAGCATTCCCCTGCCAAGCTCTTTTGTGGCTACTGCTACAACTACCAGTGGAGGTTCCTCTGTAGTTGCCTATCCACAATATGGAACGCGCGGCTGGGGTACTGCGGCTACAACTGGTGTTGCCCAGCAATTAAGGTTGTGGAGCTCTGATAATTTTGGTCAAAATCTACTAATAGCCCCCAGAGGCGGTTCAATTTATTATTGGATAGATGCTACGGGCGTATCAACTCGCGCGCAATCTTTAAGCACCTTATCAACGAATGCCAGCTATTCTGGCTCCTATGTGCCATCAGCTACGCTACAAGTAATTTCTTCTGCCATCCAACGCTTTGTTATTGCTTTTGGGGCAAACAGTTATGTATCAGGAACACCTAATACACCGTTCAATCCACTGTTGGTACGCTGGTCAGACCAAGGAAATGAATATCAATGGGTGCCGGCGCTCACCAATCAATCAGGTGAATTTGCTTTAACTAATGGCTCATACATTATGGGGGCCAGAGCAACGCGCCAAGAAATATTAGTTTGGACTGACTCTGCTTTATATTCCATGCAATATCTTGGAGCGCCCTATGTTTGGGGTTTTCAAATTTTAATGGACAACATATCTGTTATATCACCTAATGCCATGGTAACGGTTAATAACGTCACCTATTGGATGGGTACTGGTAAGTTCTATATGTATTCTGGCCGCGTAGAAACCCTGCCTTGCTCATTACGCCAATATATTTATGATGACATTAATTTTGATGAAGCTTACCAAATTTTTGCTGGAGCAAATGAATCCTATAATGAAGTGTGGTGGTTTTATGTAAGCAAATCATCTGGCAACACTCAAATTGATAAATATGTTGTTTACAACTATCTTGACCGAGTTTGGTATTACGGCAGCATGAGCCGAACCGCATGGCTAGAAACTGGCATTCAACAATACCCAATTGCTGCACAATTTACCCCAAGTGCCAGTTTTTCAGGAAATATTGTTAACAATACTTTGACTGTTACTAACATAAGCTCTGGAGCCATTACGGTAAATGCAACCATTGTGGGATCTGGTATTCAATCTGGAACGATTATTACGTCTTATTTAACCGGTTCTGGTGGCGTAGGAACTTATACGGTAAATAATGCTCAAACTATTACTACTGAGCCAATTACCATTTCCGGAGGTGCCGGGCAGTTGCTTTACCACGAAAACGGCACAGATGATGTCTCAGGTCCAACGGCTTTACCAATAGATTCTTATGTACAATCTTCAGACTTTGATATTGGCGATGGACACAATTTTGGATTTGTATGGCGCATTTTGCCTGACATTAACTTTAATGGTTCTAATGTTGACCAGCCGACTGTGACTATGACGGTTCGGCCGCGTGAAAACTCAGGTACGCCGTATGGAGTTTCAGACAATCCATCCGTTCAAAGTGCGCAAAACTATCAAGCTTACCCTCAATACACCATTCAAGAGTTTACGGGTCAAGTTTATACCCGACTTCGTGGCCGGCAAATGGCTTTTAGAATTGAATCAAATCAATTGGGCGTAGCTTGGCAGTTAGGCAGCCCACGAATTGACGTAAGACCAGATGGACGCAGATAATGGCAACTCAATATAACGGAAACATAATTCCATCTATTGCACCCAATTTACCAATCGGGCCAGTAGAATATTCTCAACAATATCAAGACCAATTGCTTAATGCTTTGCGTCTTTACTTTAATCAAATAGATAACGCGATAGGATCTCTTGTGGCTACAGGAACAGCAACTAACCCATCTTATTCTGTGCCAATGAATGAGTCTCCGTATGCTTTGCCTCCATATTTACAGGTATCTCGCGGCTTAGTTACTGGTACTTCTGTGGTTAATATATATGGATATCAAGCATCCGTAGGAACTACTTTTATTCCAGTTTGGGAAAACGCAGCTACATATACTTATCCACCATCTGCCATTCCTATGGTTTTATATAGCTCTTCAGCTTCTGATACGGCCGTTTCTATACTTATATCTGGTTTAGATGGAAGTTATAACAGCAAATCTGAAACTTTAGTATGTACTGGTACTTCTGGCGTTACAACCGTGGGCTCGTATTTTAGAATAAATACCATTACAACTACAGGAACTAATAATGCTGTAGGCGATATTACATTATCTAATGTGGGTAAATCTATTTCATATGCCAAAATTTTAGCCGGAAATGGAAAGAGTCAATCTACAATTTATACAGTGCCTAATGGATATACTTTTTATTTAACTAGGGTTAATGCTTACACCAACCAAGTTGGCAATCTTTCCAGCTCTTATTGCACTTATCGCGTATATACAAAAAATAGTTCTGGATTGGTAACAATTTTGCTTCAAGCACCTTTTGGAAACACCTATAGTTCTTATAGGGTTGCCCCACGCGCTTATGCGGCAACAACTGACATTCAATGGCAAGCAAATACCCCTTCTTCTACAGCCGCAGTTGGTATAGCAGTTGAGGGCGTCTTAATTGCCACAGGCACAGCATAATGGTAAAATCAACCCCAAATATCCCTAAAGGATCACTATGAGTCTAGCCCACATTGCCAATCACCTAGCATCGCAAGGTCGCGGGGAAGACACACACCTAGTTCACATGACTGGCAAAGAGCTTGCTGCTATGCAACAATTAGCAGAAAAGCATGGCGGCTCATTAACAATTAACCCATCTACGGGTTTACCCGAAGCAGGGTTTTTAAGCTCTGTATTGCCTATGGTTTTGGGAGTTGCTGGTGCAGCTATGGGCATTCCTACGCCATTATTAATGGCTGGTATTGGTATTGGTGACTATGCTATGACTGGCAGCCTCACTAAAGGTTTAATGGCAGGATTAAGCGCTTGGGGTGGAGCAGGATTGGCAGACAGTATTGCTAATTTTGGCGCCGATGCTGCAGCTACTGCTGGTTCTGCTGGCGGAGATCAAGCAGTGCAGCAAGCAGCTTCTTCAGAAGCTATTCCAACAGAAACTGGCAGTATTAGCTCAAGCACATACCAACCAGTTCCGCAACCACCAAGCAGTTTGGCTGATGCACAAGCAGCATTTAAAGCCGGCACTATGTCTCCTGAACAATATGCACAAGTGGCTCAAACTTATGCTTCAGGATATGCTGGCGCTGCAAATGCTGTTCCTCAAGGTTTATCTGCATTGAGTACCGGCAGCGGATTGAGTGATTTTGCTTCTCAAAATTATGGAAAAATAGCTGCTGCAGCTGCTCCAATTTTAACAACTGGTCTAACAAAGCAGCCTTATGTTCCACCAGCTGGTGGTTCTAACACCAATCCTTTTGGATTGAAGTCTATTTCATCAAATTTTACAGGCCAGTTTCCATCTCAGCCTAACCCAGCCTATGCTGCTCAATATCCTAATTATGTGGCTCGCCCTTATGTAGCGGCTGCTGATGGCGGACTAATGAGTGATAAACTTAATTTTGCTGCAGGCGGTTCTTACCCTATGAGCCAGCAAGATACTTCTCGTTATGCAACGCCGTCTCAAATGCCAGTTGGCGCACAACAAGTGGCTGCAAGTTATGAACCACAAACCAATCCGTTGACAGGCGAAATGACTGCCAACATGGCTAAAGGTGGTATTGCGGCTTTTGCAGATGGTGGGCCTAATTATGGCAATATGATGCAAGACTCTGAAGAAATACAGCGCGGAATACAAATGGCTACCCGCCGTCCAGTAGTAGAAACTCCAGCACCAGATGTTGGTATTAACTATGATGAACCTGAGCTTGCCCGTTTAGACCCAGCCAGCCGCGCTCGTAAAATTTTAGAAAACTTGTCAGCAACTAGCAGAGTAAAGCTGGCCAAAGGTTTACCACAGGCTGGAGTGCTTGGTGCAATTAGTAC